ACACAGCGCGGAACCAAGCGTCGCGCAGATATCTAACTATCGAGTATTGAGCGAGCTCGTTCTCGGGGTCGGTCGGGTCCTGACCGTTGATCACAATCGTGAACACCTCGTCGAGCGTCCCGAGCGAGCGCGGCTCGCCGCCGGGGTTGCGCGGTGGGAGCAGCGACCCAACGACCCCGTTAGGATCGCCCGGCACCCACGCGATGCGATTGCCCTTCGGGTGCTGCGCGGGCACGCGCCAGCCGAACATGTTGACGCAAGGCACGTTCTCAGCCACGAAGCGCGCGCTGACGATCTGATACAGCGTCGGCCATGCGAGCCTCGACGTCATGCTGCAGCCGCCTTCGCGATCGACGCGTGAAAGTGTTTCATGACGGCCTCGCTAATCGCTGCAGCGAGTCGCGGTGTGATGGCCTTCGCGCCGTGCTTCTTATAGATAATGATCGGCCGCTGCACGCTGCCGCGCACTGCGCCCTTGTGGTGACGGCCCTCGATACCGCGCACCGTGACGTATACGCGCCCGCCCGATGACGTCGTCGACATCGAGTCAGCTGCGTTGTTCAGCACGGGCCGCGTGCCTTTCTTGCGTGGCTTCCAGGGTGTGCCATCGGGCGCTTGATGCGCGCGAATGGTCACGAGCAGCGCCTCGCGCACAGCGATGGCGACGTCAGGCGCTGCGCGCTGAATCAGCTCGTGCGGCAGGTCGCGAATGCAGGCGATGAGCGCGTCAAGATCCATTGCGATCTTCCTCGCGCCCGCGCTGCTCTTGCTGCGTCATCCACGTGTAAGGCGACTGCTCCGAGTACCCCATCGGGAACCCGCGCGTAACGCCGGACGCGTCAGTGTTCGAGCGCAGCGGCAAGTCAAACAGCCCGACCTCACTGTTCGCAGCTGACTCGATGTCGCCGCGCGCGTTGTCGCGGTCGGCCTTGTACTGCTCGGCCTGCTGGTCAGTCGCAGCGATGCCGCGCTTCAACCAAACCTCGTACGTGACGAGCGACGTCAGCCACTCGAGTACGACTGCGGGCGCGGGCTGCTTGAACGGTGCGTCGTATCGCTTCGCGAGTCGCGCGTCGATCTTCGCACTATTGAGGTACAGCCGCCGATCAACGAAGCCGGGATCGTTCTGCTCGACCTCGTCGACGAACGACCCAGGCATCAATGTCGCTGTGCGAAACTCCGCCAGCGTCTGATATGCGACTGTACCCGGCATGACTGTTATTCAATCGAGCTAGTTAGAACGCGCGAGCGTGAACGATTAGGTCGCTTCGACCTTGAACAGCAGGTACGGGTGACCGGGCATGACGACATTCCGGCCTTCGGTCGTCCACTGGAAGTTGCGAATGCGCGCGAGCTGCGCGTCATTCTGCGGGCCGTAGTACAGGATGCTGAACGCTTCGCGGTTCAGGTACGTGAACGCGCCGAGCTCGTTCGTGAGAATGTCCTCGACCAGGATGTAGTAAGAGTCGTCCGACCCGCCGAAGCCTGCTGACAGCTCGGTCATCTCGAACGGCTGCCCGAACCCGAAGTTGCGGATCACAGCTTCGACGTCGCCCGAGCCGCCGGCCGACGCTGCAGCTTGTGCGATAAACTTCGCGTTAGTCAGCTGCTGCGCGCGCGACAGCAGCGCGGGCGGCACGCCGAGACCTGCGACGCGCAGGAAGCGCGGGTCTTCGCCGTTGGGCATCTTGATTGTGTGAATGTACGCGACAGCCTTCGCGAGGTTCGCGACAGCGACGTCGACCGTGACTGCGCCGATCGGCAGCGCGCCGGGGTTCGTCGCGCTCGCAGTGCCGTGGAAGCGGTTCGTGTACGTGCCCGCTGCGACGTTGTACGGGTTCACTGCGTGATCGTCAGCAAAGAATGTCTTGCCGTCGTATGTGAGCGGGTTCGCGAGAATGGCCTTGGCTACAGACTTCTGCGGCCAGTAGGCACTGTACGCGCCCATGCCCCTCGACCAGTGGCCAGCAACTGCAATGCCGTTGCCGTCGAGATCTTCGAACTGCTCTTTTTTGACCTCGAGCCCGGCTGCAGCGTTGAGGTTCTCGACCTCTTGCGTCATCGCGACGACGTCTTCGAACTCGACGTTGCCGCCCTTGCCGGTGCGCTGAATGCGCGCTGTGTCGAGCAGCCAGGAGACGCGCTCCTTTTTCGCGCCGCTCGGGATCTCTTTGGCGACCGTCTTCCACCACAGCTGACTATTCAAGCGTTGATAGTCAGTCGAGGTGATGAGCCGCATACGCGACTCGAGGTCGAACATAAAGCTGGGTGTGATAGCTGGCATGGCTCAGTTCCTCACGCCTTGAACGGGTAAGAGGAGTAGACGAGAACGCCCTTGAGAGCGTCGACTTGCAGAACGAGGCCCGCTGCCGATGCGCCCGTCGAGACGGCGCTGACAGTTTGATCGTCCTTGATGTATGCGAGCTTGCCGACGCTGGCCGCTGTCAGCGGCGTGCCCGCAGTGTCGTTGTTCCACCAGAAGGCCGAGACCTCGTGGAACATGCGAACCTGCACTGTCTTGACGCCGTCGCCGGTCAGCGTCTCAGTGAACAGACCCAGCGGGACGAGCGTTGCAGACAACGCGCCCTTGGTGATGCTGCCGTCGGCAGTATCGATGCAAGCGAGCTTGCCGCGCTCGGCGAGGACGCCCGACTTCAACACGAAGTCGTGCCACCCCCACGCTGCGCGGTCGACCATGCGCTCCATGTTTACTTGCCGCCTTTCTGCAGCTGCGAGCGAGGCACAGTGGCCCCGAGCTGCATCTTGTAGGGTGTCTCGACGACGCCCGTGACCGCGGTCATCAGACCCATCTCGCGGTCGAGCAGCGCGATCACATCAGCCGACGACTGGTTGACGGGCTGCTGCGTCTCGTCGCCGCGCGTGAATCCGACTTGCTGCGCTGCGAGTGCTGCGCTCGCGCCAGCGTCGGGCTTGAACCGTGGCGTGCTCTTGACGAGCTCGCGCACGACGTCGAGCGGCGCGCGGGCCAGTGTCTTGAGGAAGTCAGCGTCGAAGTCGGGACGCGTCGCGAGCAGCTGCGCGCGCTCGCTCGAAAGGCGCTCGGCTGCGACCTCGGCGCGCAGCTTGTGAACTGCAGCGTTCGCGCGAGCGGCCATCGTATACGCGCGAGCGGCCTCCTTCTTCGGGTCGTCCTCCGCGGCCGGCTCGGCCTCCTCGTCGCCCTCAGCGGCTGGCTCGTCCTCAGCGTCGAGCGCTGCGAGCGCGCGCTTCGCTTTGCGGCCCTCGGGAGTGTCAGACTCTGCGAGCTTCGCGAGCTTCGCGCGCAACGCTCCCATGTCGTCCTACTTGTCGTCCGTTTCCTCGTCCATAGGTGTCTCCATGCGTTGCGTCGCGAGCGCTACAGGCAGCGTCGCGATCTCATCGATGAGTCCCTGCGCGAGCGCATCGCGCGCGCAGAACACAGCGGCCTGTAGTGGCTCGGCCTCGAGCCCGCGCAGCTCGCGAACGAGCTCGAACAGTACGATCGCGAGCCCGTCGACGATGCGCTGCTGCGATTCGATCTCAGCGTCAGACACAGGCAGCTCGGGGTTGCCGTCGGCCTTGCGTGCACCCGATGCGACGAACAACACGCGCAGCCCCTCGGCTGTGTTGCGTGCAGATACGTCGACGCGCGTTGCGAGTATGCCGATGCTGCCGACGAGCGCAGTGTCAGCCGCAAAGATTCGTTCAGCCGCACACGCTATCGCGTACGCAGCAGAGCACGCTCGTTCGTCGACGTACGCAATCAAGCGCTTTTGATGCGCAGCAGCCATCGCGCGCAGCTGACGCGCGAGCTCGCAGCAGCCAGCAGCGTCACCGCCGGGGCTCGAGATGTGCAGCGCGATCGTCGACGGGGCGTCGAGACACGCAGCAGCAACGCGCTCGGCGATCGCTTCGTACGAGTCCCACCACGAGTGCCGGTGCTGTTCGAGCGGCCCGCAGATCTCGATGATGGTCGCGTTGCCGACGACTCGGTTCGGGGTCGCGTCCTCGTCGACAAAGAATGAATCGAGCAGTGCGCTCGCTTCGATGGCGAGCGCGCCGCGCTTGTCGAAGCGGCGCATCGCGCTGGACCTGCGACCGCTCATGCTGCGACCTCACCGGGTGCGGGCTTGGGGGTGGGCGCGTTCCCGCTCGACGTAGGTGTGAAGCCTTGCCCGGCGCTGCCGAGCATCTCGTTCGCTTCGGTCTCGTCGACCAGGAACGCGCGCTTGATGATGGACACTGCAGCATCGCGCGGCAGCTGGCCGCCTGCGACCTGCACAACGATGTCGACGAGCGACGTGACCTGCGCGCCGTTCAGCGCGTTGTC